TAGGGATTACTTCATTTGATACATTGTTTAATATAGGTATGGTATTATTTGCCTTTACTGCCGTGACTTGGTGGTTTTGGACCATTATCACGGTTAAATACATTATTACAACAATGTCTTCAGCAACTACAAATCTATTAGAAGTTAAGCAGGATCTCAAGGATATAAGGGAAAGCATAGCAGAGGAACAAAATGGCACCACTTAGAATAATAATTCTGAATATCATCAGCGGATGTAGCTTGGCAACGCTTATAGTAGTTGGGGTGTTATATATGAGTTTTGATAATGCATTTGTATTTACAGATACACATATTAGCATCACAAACAATCCAATAACAAAAGACCAAGACATTGAGTTTTATATGGTAGGGTCAAAGAAGTATGAGTGTAATAGCACAGCCGCATATGGTGTAGCACACGCTGTAGATGGCTCACACTCACACGAATTAAACACATTTACAAAACGCTATGTACAAAACACAGCACCAGGTGAGCGTGTAGAAAATGGTTGGCATATGGCTGTACCTAAAGATATGGTACAGGGCGGTGATTATCGTGTAAGTATGACAGGCGAGTTTGAATGTGTACACTTGATATTCAAAACACATAAAAAGCAAGAGTTCGATAACATCTATCTAAAAGTAGACCCACGCTAACACTTGACAATATAAATAATCTATAATATAATACTAATAAGGACTTAGCGTCAACCCTTCTAACTCTGCCGCTTTACAAGGAGAAACTAATGGCTTATTATAGCACAAAAACTTACGGACATAACATTGGATTAAGCGCCTGCTTTAGACAACCACACGCAGATCATTCACACTGCCGTTTCTTACACGGATATAGTTTGCAATTTAAATTTACATTTGAAGCAACAGAACTTGATGAACGCAATTGGGTTGTTGATTTTGGAGGACTGAAACCATTAAAGGCTTGGTTAGAAGATACATTTGATCACAAGGTTGTACTAGACAGAGACGATCCTATGTTGTATAAATTTGCAGAACTTGAAAATGCAGGACTTGCAGAAATTACAATCTTAGATGGTGTAGGAGTTGAAAAGTTTGCTTATCACGCTTGGCGGCAAGCTAATGAACTTGTTCAAGAAATGACCCAAGGACGGTGTAATTGCATTGAAGTTGAATGTGCCGAACACGGTGCTAATAGCGCAATTTACAAATCATACACTGTACAAAAGATGTCATTTTCAGAATGAAAATTTTAATATTTGGTTTGCCTGGCAGTGGTAAATCTACACTGGCAAAGCCGTTTGCAGAATTAGTAGGCGGTGTACATATCAATGCTGATGTAGTAAGAACAAGTTATGACGATTGGGACTTTAGTTTGTCCGGTCGTATTAGACAGTCTGTTCGTATGAAACATTTAGCAGATGGTGTAGTTATGGCAGGCAAGATTGCTGTTGCAGATTTTATTGCACCTACAGAGGAAATAAGGAAAAACTTTAACCCAAACTTTACAGTGTGGATGGATACTATCGAACAAGGACGGTTCAAAGATACAAACAATATGTTCCAAAAACCAGAGGAATGCGATTACGTAATTAGTAAATGGTTTAATGATACACACGAAGCACTTGTACCAGTTGTGAAAAGATGGATGGAGAAAAATGTTTAACGAGTTTTCACCTACAACACAAATGCTAGGTAGATTTCAACCCTGGCACAAAGGACATACAGAATTATTCAAACGTGCGCTAAAAGAAACAGGACAAGTTATTATTATGGTAAGGACTGTTCCACTCAAAGAAGATGCTGGCGGCGGCAGAACTATGGTGCAAGACGATAATCCTTTTCAAGTAATGGATGTAATTGAAAATATCAAGAAAGAACTTGAAAAAGAAGGTTACAAATATGCTGATAAGTATATTATTACAAGAGTGCCTAACATTGTAGACATAAGCTATGGTAGAGGTGTAGGTTATACTTTTACAGAACACGATTTAGGTGAAGACATACACAATATCAGTGCTACAAAAATAAGAAAACAAATGAGGTTAGATGGAGTGCTTTGAATTATATAATTTGTTTGAAATGGGGAAAGAAATACTCTGCTGAATATGTAAATAAGTTATATGCAATGACACAAAGGCATTGTAATATACCTCATCAATTTATTTGCTTTACCGAAAATCGCAAAGATATTGACAAAGAAATTACAACTATGCAATTGCCCACTATGAACTTAGACGGTTGGTGGTTCAAGCCTTGGTTCTTCAGTAAAGATATGCCTATACAAGGTACAATGCTGTATTTTGATCTAGATGTAATTGTATTTAGAAATATTGATAAATTGTTTACACATAAGCCGAAACAGTTTTGTATTATAAGAGATTTTAACAGAAGTATAAGGCATAATTTTGATAAAATCAATAGCAGTGTATTTCGTTTAGAAACAGGAATGTTTGATCCTATTTGGCAGCAATTTAAAAATGATCCTAAAATGCATATGCAAAAACACAGAGGCGACCAAGATTGGATGTATAAAAATATAAGAAATTTTAGTTATTGGCCAGATGAATGGATACAAAGTTATAAATGGGAAATGCGTGACAGACGTGATTTGCAATTACACAAAGGTAAAAGAAACTTTATTGTAGATGCACCTCCTAAAATCTTAAACGATTGTAGTGTTGCGGTATTTCACGGAGAACCAAATCCTTTAGATGCAAATGATAGTTGGGTTAAGAAAAATTGGGGTTGACAAACTAATTTATCTTTGTTATAAACTTATATGCAAAGCAGGAGGCAATAATGGCTGATACTTGGGTTATAAGCGATACACATTTTAGGCACGAAGCAATCCTTACTTTTAAGGACTATGCTGGTAAGCCTCCTAGAGATGGGTTTGATAATGTTGATCATATGGATGAACATATGATGGATATGTGGAATCAAACTGTAAAACCTGAGGATACAATCTATCACTTAGGCGATGTTCTTTTTGGCACAAACAAAGAGTTTTGGTTAGCTGAAAATTTTGTTAAGCTACACGGCAAAAAACATTTAATCTTAGGCAACCACGATAATCCAAAGTTTCTTTCCCATTACTTTAAAAGTATATCTTTGTGGAAGGATTTAAGCAGTGATGGATTAATATTGAGTCACGCACCTTTGCATCCTAGCACATTGGCAGAATCGCATAGGTTTGGTACAGAGAAAGTGTTGAATGTCCACGGTCACATACACAGTAATCCGTCACCTGAAGGACCATACAAGTGTGTTAGTGTAGAGCAAATTAATTACACTCCGGTCAATTTAGATGAACTTTTAGGTTGACCTGAGCTGTATATTATGCTATAAATAATCATACTGCATTTGATTGGGAGGCAAATGCCTAACATAAAGGAAACTAAAATGCAAACTCGAATACTAAAAAAATTCTTAGGTAAACTAACGCCTCCAGCTATTGGTATTGTTTACGTATTGGCAGCACTTGAATTAGGTGCTCAATTCGCTGATCCGCTACACAGCATTGCTGTGGTAGGATTAATGGTGATTGTGCCTATGGTTGCGTATATACTTTACGAAACTTGGCAAACATCGAAGCGTGAAGTTGAACAAGAAAACAGAGATCTTATGCGTTCTATGAAAGATGCTTGACGAATACGCAGCAAAGCTTTTCGCTAAAAACATTAATATGATGGTGCCGTGGTATCTTATGGCATCATACGCATACTACAATCAAGATGATGCAATTTTTAGCGATGGCTTTTTTGACGATATGGGTAAAACTATGTTAGCCTGCTGGGACGATATTGAACACTTTCACAAAGAGTATATAAGTAAAGGTGATCTAGAAGCAGGCACATTTTTAGGCAAGTATCCTAGCAGAGTTGAAGGCGGTTTGCAAGCAGTACGCAAAAAGTTTTTTACTAAATCTGGTACAGTACGTAAAAATCTTGGACTTCAAAACACAATGGGTGCATTTGGAACAGCGAAATAACTTGACAAATAAAATTAAATTAGGTATAATTGTAATATGAATGATTTAAAATTTACAAATGCAGGCGACTTTTTGAAATCGCAACAAAAGCGTATTGGTTTTGCTTGCAAATATTTGCATCACAATCAAAATCAAAAGAAGAAAATTCTAGAAGAAATCCAACGTCCACTCACAGAGAGATGCACAACCGTTGCTTGGCTAAATAGACAAACAAAGGATGTTGCAGAACAAAGACTGTGGGACATTATGGTACACAATGCAGCAGCCGCAAAGAGGTTAGTTGAATATGTGGGAAGCCTTCCTCCAGAACTTCGTATGGTCCGACTGGGTAGCAATCAGCTTCCTTGTGCTACCGAGTCTAGCTGGCGCTATTTTTGGTCTTTGCCTGACGTGGTTGCGTACGGAGAAAAGCACTATAGAGAGGTTGGTGACGCAGCCAGACGCCTGGATGTTAGGCTCTCAATGCACCCAGGACAATTTACAGTCCTTGCTTCGGATAACCCAGAAATCGTCGAAAGGAGCATAGAAGAATTTGAATATCACGCCACTCTCATACGGTGGATGGGGTTCGGTAAGAAGTTCCAAGACTTTAAGAACAACGTCCACATCTCGGGTAGACAAGGTCCGGCCGGTATCAAAGCCGTCCTCCCAAGACTATCACCAGAAGCAAGAAATACTATCACGATCGAGAACGACGAAATGTCGTGGGGTCTCGACGCAAGCTTAGAACTAGTAGATGATTTAGCATTGGTTTTAGATATTCATCACCATTGGGTAAAAACAGGAGAATACATTGAACCAGATGACGACCGTATTGGACGCATTATTGACAGTTGGCGTGGCGAGCGTCCTGTTATTCACTATAGTTTATGCCGTGAGGACGTACTACAAGATCATAACGATAATGTTAAACCGGAATACAACACACTCCTCGAAGCAGGGTACAAACGAGCAAAACTAAGAGCACACAGCGACTACTGCTGGAATAATGCTTGCAATGAATGGGCATTGTCACATTGGTCGTGGGCGGATATTATGGTAGAAGCAAAGATGAAGAACTTGGCTAGTGGTCAATTATATAGTATAACTGACGAATCAAAGCATCTGGCTGCATAAATACGTTATGAGTAATTTTATATCAACTATGTATTCTCGCAGTATAGCGAAACAAGTAACAAAAGCAGATAAAAATCCTAACAGAGTTCTTGGCGGACTAAAAGGTCAAGGTGTAAACAGTTTTAGTATGTTAGGCGAAGACGGTATGGAAAAAGAAATTCCAACGCAGGCATATGTTCAAGCTCTTGAAGAAAAGTTAAGAACACAAGACACAAGACTTGCAGTTTTAGAAAAACAAATTAGGAGACTTACAAATGGTTAAAAATTGGATCAAAAAGAAACTAGACGAGCGTTCTACACTAGACGGTATTGCAATGGTTGCTGCAGGAGCAATTATTATTATTTTTAGTGGCTTAGCACAGGCTATTGCGTATGCAGCAATTGCATACGGTGCTTGGACAATCTATAGACAAGGATGAATATAGCTGCAATTGGTTGTAGTTTTACAAATTATATTTGGCCAACATACGCAGATATACTGCAAGCTGATAGATACGGATTGTCTGGTATAGGCAACGAACGTATATTCTACATATTATGTCACTTATATAAAACAGAACAGTTGCATTTGTATGATGCAGTTGTACTTCAATGGACTTCACCTGGTAGATTTGATTATCGTAAAAAAGATGGATGGACATTTAACGATGGGAACATTGCCTTTAGCGAAGAAAATAAACACATTTGGAACAAAATTAAAGAATGGTATAACGAAGATTTTGAATATGAAAAAACTGAAAATTATATCGTTAGTGCAAAAGCAATTTGTGAATCAATAGGTATTAAGCATTATCATATGTCAATGGTGCATATGAATGATTTTGTAGATTTATCAGAGTTACATAGACAGCATCCAGGCAAATATAGATTTAAATCTGCTCCTTGGAGTGACAAGCCATTTTTAGACGAACACCCAGATATACCTGCACACTTAAAGATAGCAGAAACTGTCGCTAGTAACATAGGTACAGAAATAAGTGAGTTATTACGTAACAAATGCGAAAAATTTCATAAAAAAATTATGAAAGGAATGGATTTTGCAGATGTAGAAAAAATGTATAACTCACATTTTCCATATAGGCATATTACTACTGGCTGTTAGATTCCAAACTTTTTTCCTATTAACGCCTTGCTTTTGAGCAAAACGTTTAGCATCACAGTTTTCGCAAACGTGAAAATAATTATTACTAAGTCTTTTAGGATCCATTTTTCCTCTTTCTCTAGTAAATTCATTTTCGCAATTATCGCATCTAAATAAAACCATAGTCTTTTTACGATTATATGTGTGTTGCTTGCCTAGTTTGCTTTTTCGCATATGCCAAGTATCAATTAAATATTCTTTTATAAACATAACTATATTTACATTAAGATTATAAAAAGCAACGATAAATATTAGAAAGGAACACTATGAGTATACTAACTTTAACCCCAGCAGCAGAGAAACAGATTGATCTTCTAAGCGAAGAAAACAACTGCTATGGCATCACACTCAACATCAAAGGCGGGGGCTGTGCTGGATTTGAATACGAATGGGGTACAATTGGTACGCCAAGCGATTTATCAACTGATGATGAAGTAGTAAAAACAGCAAACGGATGTGCGTTTGTGGTTGGATCACATAGTTTAATGTTTTTAATTGGCACTGAAGTAGACTATGTTAAAAGTCTAGTAGGTAGTAACTTTGAAATAAACAACCCAAATGCACAAAGTAGTTGTGGCTGCGGTGTAAGTGTAAATTTCGATATGGATGCAATTCCAAATTTTTAAGGATAGGATATAATGGCTAAACAAGAAATTGATATTGGTGTAGAGGGCAACGACGGTACAGGCGATAGTATTCGTGAAAGTTTTAAAAAAGTAAACGAAAACTTCAGTGAACTATTTGCAGTATTTGGTTTAGGAGGTACTATTAGTTTTACAGCTTTAGACGATACTCCTAGTCAATACTCAGGAAATGAAAGTAGCGTTCCGCTTGTAAACACCCAAGCAACATTTATGAGTTTTTATAGATTTGTCAGTGATAGCGGAGCAAACAATAATAGTGTAAGCAATCCTAGTTCAACCACAAACAGTGTATTTTTCACGTTTACGGATCCTGATCCTACAACTCCAAACGAAAGTGGAAGTGTTAGAATAGTTATTAACGATCCTCATATCGAACGTGATCCTGATCCTAGATTATTAAATCCTTTATCAGTAGAAGCACCAGCTGCTTATAGTAATGCACAAAATACCATCCTTAGAAACGTAAGCGGTTCGGGCGATAGTGCTACAACTATGATAGACAATTGGAATGCTATACACGATAGTCTGCCACAAATTTCCACAGATAATCTTTTAATTAGTAAGGGCTATGCAGACGATACCTATATAAACGCTGATGGTGACGAACTTACTGGATTACTCACATATGATACAGGTGTAGGTCCTGCGCAAGGAAGAGAAATACCTGCAATGGAAGATGTTATCTCTCGTGCAGGATCAAAAGAAAATAGGACTATGTTGCAAGATTTATTTGCAACAGATCATCCGGAACCATTACGAGGAGCAGGTACACCTCAAGGCGAAGATGATTTACAATATGTTACAAAACTATATGTAGATACACAAGGTTATGCTTCACCAACTAACTTATTTGTTAGTACAAAAGGTGATGATTCGCAAGCATTTACACCTTCGGGTCAAGAAGGTAGAAGTTTAAGTTATGCATATGGATCAGTAAATGCGGCAATGCAAAGAGCTGAACAGATTATCGAATCAACTCCTTTCGAGCCTGGTCCATATGTGCAAACTATTACACATTCAGGCAATAAAATTAATAGTGTAGTTGACACTGTAACTGGAGTTGGAAGCCCTGTGGCGACATCAGCAGCAGCAAGAGCAATTGTAGAATCAAAAAAAATACAAATTGCATTTGACACAACAGATTACATAAACACTAACTTTCCGAGTTTAGAATACGATGAAGGAATTTGTAGACGTGATACACAATTAATATTGCAAAGTATAGGTTTAGATGTTGAAGCAGGCTCTACTGCAAATTATCTAACACGTTGGGCAGGCTTTAGATATAATGCTAATCCTAGTGGTATTCTTGCCAAAACAAAACAACTTACAGAAACTATAGCTGGTATTAGAAAAGCTCAACAATTATTACAAGCAGAATTTATTGCCGACGGTACTATTAGTGCAACAGTGCAAGGATACTACGGTGATAGATTTGATGAAATTGTATCTCTTATTGAAAACAATGAGGATTTAAACGTCAACCTAGTATATGGTAATAGTTATACATTTAGTTTTACAAACGGCGGACAAGCAGCAGTTGACCAAGGTATAGCAGGCAACCCGGATATACGTGCAGGCAAAATTATTGTTGGTAAGCAAAGTGGTGCAAAAGGTATTATTACCGCTTATGCAAGAGCAGCCACTGGAACAACAGATAGTATTACAGTCCAACTTTTAGAGCCTTTTGCTTTCGATGTAGGTGAAGAATTAGAGTTTGCAAGTGTTGTAAGAAATAACCAAGTAACAGTTTTCATAGAAAGTGGTATTTACAACGAACAGCTACCTATCAAACTTCCTGAAAATGTAAGTGTTAAAGGAGACGAATTTAGACGTACAGTTATTCGTCCTGCAAAAGGAACATCACAAAGTAAGTATGCCAATACATACTTCTATAGAGATATTGTTTTTGATGGATTACCTGCAGCAGCCTCGCCACTTGCAACTATAACAAATCAAAGTGGTGCAGATGCAAGTAGACAGGCAGGCACTTATCAAATTGCAGCAAATGATTATGCAAAAACAGGAATTGGTCAAGATGCTACATTTACTATTGTTGTTGATGGTACCGGTGCTGCAACTGTAAGTGTTGGAAATGGCGGTACTGGTTGGATAATAGGTGAAACAATTACTATTGATGACGATGATATGGGCAGCGGCGGTGGCGCAGCATTAACATTTGATGTTGCAACTACAGGCGGTGGTTATCACTTTACTCACCCACAAGCATCAATTCAAGGAAAATATGGATATCATTATCTCACTGATAGTGGTAACCCACAAAATATTGGTACTAATGGTGCATCTAATCCAGGCAGCTTTCCACAGGCTGCTAACCTTATAGAATTGAACAAAGATTTTATTGTTGAAGAAACAATTCAATATGTAGATACTACCTACCCTTCATTAGTTTATAATGAAAGTAAGTGTCGTAGAGATACACAATTAATTATAGAAGGCTTGGTTAAAGATTTAAATGCCGGCGGCAGAAAACAAACTCTTATAAATCAAGGTGCATACTATATCGGTGCGGTAAGCGGACAAGAAGCTCAAACAGAAGCTGCAATTTTAAATATTAAAACAATACTTACTAGTGTACTTGCTAATGACAGCGGTAATCCTTTTGCAGCAGCTGGATCAGTATCACAGATTTTTGATGCAGATTATGCAGCAGAATCTCAATCCGATACTAATGCAAACAACTTAATTGATTGTGTAGCATTTGCTTTTGATAGTGCATATAATCCACCAAAAGAAAACAAAGAAATGGATGTGTTCCTTTGTAACGATGCTACTATTGTTAGAAATATCACTGTGCAAAAACACGGTGGATTTATGATGGTACTTGACCCTGAAGGTCAAATTCTAACACGTTCACCTTATTGTCAAACTGGTACAAGTTTTTCACAGTCTTTTGGTACAAAACGTGCGTTCAACGGTGGACAATATATCGACGGTTATGCTGCAAATATGCCAGCACAAATTACTAATGTAACCAATCCATTTAAAGTAACAATTGGTTCTCCGGCAGGACAAGGATTGTTTATCAGACGTCCACCTACTCCTTTTCCTTTTGTTTTAAACGGTGCTAGATATCAGGTAAACGCAATTGAAAGCTATGACCAAACTGCTGGTACGTGCGATTTGATTATTGATGAAACCAGCAACAGTGGAAATGGGTATACAGGTAGTACTGGTGTTGATATATTTGTACAAAGTGGTGGTAACAGAAGTATGTTATCAAATGACTTTACACAGGTTAATGACTTAGGTTTTGGTATTGTCGCTAACAACAATGCCCTTACAGAATGTGTTAGTATGTTTACATATTATTGTCATACAGGTTATATTGCAAGTAACGGTTCTCAAATTCGTAGTTTAGGCGGTAACAACAGTTATGGCTTCTTTGGTCTTGTATCAGAGGGTGCCGATCCAGACGAAATTCCAACTGATGTAAATCTTCGAGACGATATGGTATTTTCTGGAAAAGTAATTAATATCGAAGGTTATTTAGAATTCACTAGTGCAGTGCCAGGCGGTGTTACGGTTGGAGATACAATCGAACAGCAAGTAACCAGTGCTAGTGCTACAGTAGCAGCATTAGGCGAAGGCGGCAAGAGAATATATATAACGGATATTACAGGTATATTCAGTGCAACAGACGATGTTACTACGGATGATAGTGCAACTATATTACAACAACCTGCTGCCGTTGTTTTAGAAGATGTAAGCGCAGATGCCGATAAGCTCTTTGTTTATGTTTACGATTGTACAGGATTTCCTTTAAACGTAAGTGAAGTTGAAATTTTACACCCAAGCGGATTATATCAACCATACGAAATTACAAACGCACAACAACTTACATATAAGTGGGGCGAATATGATGGTATAAATGATACCATTGCTGCCACTTATGCAGGTAGTAGTCCGCAATCGTCAAAAGCTACTTTTAAAATTACAAAAAATAGAACTAACGGATATCAAGTGGATATTCTCACCGCTGGCGGTGGCTATGCAGTAGGTGAAACATTTGTGGTAGCAGGTAATTTACTAGGTGGTGCAACCACTGCTAATGATGCAACGATAACAATCGACACAGTAAGCAGTGGCACTGTAACTGCTGTATCTGTCACAGGTACTGCTACTTTTGATGATAGTTCAGCAGTACGTGATAACAGAGTTTATAGATTAAACTTAGGTACTGGTATTGAAGGAACAGCAAGTAATGGCCTACAAGAAACTTCACCTCACAATACTCAGTGTGTTATTAGACACAAACAAAATTTCATTCTAAATAACTTTCCTGTAGTCAATCCAGCAACAAGACCAAGTACTGCATTTGTATTTACAGATGATGCAGACCTTACTTACCGTACAATTGCATTCGGTACCACAATACTTGCAGGATATAATACAACAGCTACAGAACGGGTTGTTACTTTTGACAGTAACTATAGATACATTGACTTGACTGCACAAAATGATTACATTGCAACAGCAGAAAACAACGGTACTTTTGTCGTAGATCCTAACTATTCAGATATCCTAGGCGGTGTTACTCCGGATGCAGCAAAAACATTTGGTAGTAAAGTTGGAGATAGATTTATTATAATTAATCCACTTGATGCAACTAACCAAGCAAGAATTGCCGATGGTGAAATGATATTTGCTTGGGGTGGCAAGGTACACGTTGTAGATACTTATAGTGAATATACATTCAACCCTGGAACTGGTGTTGTACCAATTGCAATGATAGGCATAAGTGATAAAGCAAACAGTGATATTAATTGGCCAGCAACCGCGGCAGGATTAGGTACGAGTTTAACCAACACCGCAGGTATAACACTTAAAGGTGGTTTAGTAGCTGGAGAAGATGGTGAAATAACTGTCAACATTAGTACTACAAGAGCTACAGGACACGATATGCTCGATATTGGTACAGGTGGTTATAATACAAGTAACTATCCAGATCGTATTTTTGGTCAGCCATTTGGTACAAGTGTTGTAAGCACTAACGATGCAATTGACAGTACAGGTAACGCAAGTAAAGCACAGGTGCAAGAACGTGATAAAGGGCGTGTGTTTGCTGTACTTACTGACCAAGATGGTTTCTTCCGTGTAGGTAGATTCTTTACAGTTGATCAGGGTACAGGTAGTGTTACATTTAATGCGGCACTTGTTCTTACAAACATTGACGGTATTGGATTTAAGCGTGGTGTACGTGTAAATGAATTTAGTGCTGATGACACATTCACAGATGCTAAAGGCGATGCAGTACCAACACAAACAGCAGTTGAAGGATATATCAATGCACGTTTAGGTTTAAATAGAGATGGGCAACCATATACTCCAATAATTGGACCAGGCTTTCTATCATTAGGCGGTGCTGGATTCAGTGAAACACCTATGCAAGATGTTCTTAATATGGGTAGTAATAGACTAACAAATCTTGCTACTCCTATTACCGGCAGCGATGGTGCAAATAAATCATATGTAGATAGCAAAACAGATGAACTTAATGATATTGGCGATGTAACAATAACAGGTACAGGTGCTCCACTTTCTGGACAACTTCTAATGTTTAACGGAACTGCTCAGTCAAGTGAAAATGCTGATGTAGTAGGTGATATTGGTTTAACAAGAACAGCAGCTAACGAACTTACAGCAAGTATTACACCGGGTGTAATTATAAACACTGATATTAATGATGATGCAGGAATAGTTCAAAGTAAATTAGCTATGCAATTAACAACAGCATTTACGCCTGCACCAACAGGTGATGCAGAAGCTATTCAAGCACTAAGCGGCTTGGCAAGTTTTGATAGTGCTAATTTTGAAGTTACTGATGGCTGGGTAGGAATAAAAGACGGAGGTGTTAGTGCTGATGAAATGGCAGGCACACTTGATTTTAGTAGCAAAACTGTAACATTACAAGCCGGTGAAATCAGTAACGGTGAACTTGCAAATGACGGTATTACAATTGGTAGCACTGATGTTTCCTTAGGTGGTTCGATTACAGCACTCACAGGACTTACTACAATTAATCATTCTGGCAACATAACTGGTCCAGCAAACATTGGAGCAGATAATAATGTTAACATTGGTGCTAATGGTAACAGATACAATACAGTTTGGGCAACAGTGTTTAATGGACAAGCCACTGAAGCACTATATGCTGACCTTGCAGAAAACTATCTAGCAGATAAAGAATATGAACCAGGTACAGTTTTAGTATTTGGTGGTGAAGCAGAAGTTACACTATGTAATACAAAAAATGATCACAAAGCTGCTGGTGTAGTTACAACTAATCCAGCACACCTAATGAATAGTGCATTACAAGGAGACAATGTTGTTGGTGTAGCACTACAAGGGCGTGTACCTTGTAAAGTAATTGGTAGAGTAGAAAAAGGTGATATGATTGTTACTAGTGCTGTACCCGGATACGGTATAGTAAATAATTCCCCAGGCATTGGACAAGTTATTGGTAAAGCAGTAGGTACAAAAGATGACGACGGACACGGTGTCGTTGAACTAGTAGTGGGGAGAGTATAATGGCTATTCAAGTAATCAACGTAGGATCTAGCGCAAACAGCGGTGGAGGTGATCCGTTACGTGCTGCAATGATAAAAATTAATGATAACTTTGCAGAACTATACGCAAGGACAGGTGGAGAAGCTGCACAAACAATTATAGGTGCTGATAGCACAATGCTTGTTGATGGACCTAACAGTAGTCTAAATGCAAATGCATTATCAGGAACTGTTCCTAATGACTTAATAAGTTTTTCTGATTTAGCAAATCCTCCAGATACATTAGCAGGGTTTGGTATTACAGACGCATATACAAAAATACAAGTATACACAAAACCAGAAACTGATGATTTACTAGTAGCACCTAGAGATTTACAAGGTAGTGTATTTGCTGACGATAGCACATTGTTAGTAGATGCTGTAAATGCTGTTATTCCAGGATACGTAAGTTTAGCAACACTAAAAACTGAAGTAGCAGCAAGTGCAGATTTCGCAGACTTCAAAGCAAGAATAGCTGCATTGTAATGAGTACGATAAATATAAAAAAGGACATATAGAATGGCAAATAGATTTCCACTAGTAGTAGATGCAACAGATTCAAATATAAAAGAAATGCCAGATGGCGATTTTTTAGATATGACAGGAAGCGGCATTGCTAACTTAAACAATCTGTCTTTAGTATCTCAGTTGACTGCTGCAACAATTACTTTAAGCAGCACAATTACCGCTGCTGGTGCAGATATTTCAGCTATTGCTGGCGGAACATTAACTTTAACAGGTGGTGTTACTGCTGCCGGAGTAGTTGATGCAAGTAACTACACAGTAAGTGGAAATCCTTTAAGTAGTATCCAAGTGCAACCTAATTGGAATGAAACAGATCCTAATGATCCAAGTTTTATTAATAACAAACCAGTCATTAGTGGAATTGAGAGACTTGCTGATATTCCAGATGTTTTTGCAAACTATCCTTCAGATGGAAGTGTAGTCGATAAAATCTTAAAATGGGACGGATTTAGTTGGCAAGGTGTAGACAATACCGGCGGTGGAGGCGGTATTGAATTAACTGATCTAAGCCTTATAAGTAATCCAGCAAGCGGTAATGGTAGTTTAACTTATGATGATAGCACAGGTGAATTTAGTTTTACACCAGCATTGGTACCAACATCAACAAGCCAGCTTGCTAATGATAGTAATTTTATTACACTTACAGAAGTTAATGCCCAAGGATACATTACAAGAGCAAGTTTAAGTGCAGGTGATCCAATTTCATATAACAGTAGCACAGGTGTTTTTACTTTTGATAATACTAACACACAGTTTGTTACACTTGCACAAGTATTGTTAAACGTAGATTTAGATGCTGTGTTGACAGCAGGCGCACTTACCACGCAAAGTGCTACCTTTGGAACGATTACTGCTAACGGTGCAGGAACTAGTGCTCTTACTAACGCAGAAGTCACTAACTTGACTGTGGTAACAAGTCTAGGTAGTACAAATGGTAACTTTGCAACAACAAATGGTAACATAGTTGCTACCAATGGAGATATTACTGCTGGTAATGAAATTACGGGTAATGAGATGACAAGCACAGTGCGACTCAATACGCCGGAAGTAAAAAACAGTGGAAATATATCTATTGACGCAGGTCAAAATAACAGAGTGACTGTAAATAATTACCTTAGAATTCAGCCTAATGCATCTCGTCCTAGTTCACCACAAACTGGAGATTTCCACCAAACAAATGATTATGCGGAATACTACGTTGCCAACGCTGACGGACAAGGCAACGCAGGATGGTTGCAACTTCCTGCAACTAATGGTACAAGAGGACTTCAAGTTCCTTATTTTACAACTACACAAAGAAACGCTATTTCTAATCCAAGACCTGGAGAAATTATTCTTAACATAACTGACAATGAACTACAATTCCGTACTCAAACAGGTTGGGTAGCACTTGGTTCTTAATAGTCTTCCGTAAGTGATAAATATAAAAAACGGAGAAAAATAATGGCAATCCAAGTTATCAATGTGGGCAACCTTGCTAATGACGGCACAGGGGATGATTTAAGAGAAGCATTTATTAAGGTAAATCAAAACTTTGATGAACTAGATCTAAGAGCTGCAAATGTCGAAGGTGCAAATGTAGGCATAGGCGGCTTCACATTATTCAAAGACAAAGTAGGTAGTACACTTAATTTTAGAGCATTACAACCTGATCCGCTTGCACCTGGCACAGTAGCATTTAGAGTTAGTGATGATGGAAACACATTATTCTTAAAAAGCACACAAGCAACACTAGTTTTTACGGACGGTGTAAATACTATAACAAGCAATGTTAGCGAGCCTATAATATTCCAAGGCGCTGTAAACACAGGCGCAGTGGTGAGTGTTGATAATAATACTAAAACTATATCAATTGATAGTCAATTGGTTAGAGAAAATTCACCGGCAGTGAGTGCAACGTTAAATATGCAACAAAATAATATAGTAAACTGTGGCACAATCAATGGTGTAAATGTAACCGATCTTGCAGATGTTGCATCTCTTGATTTTGGAGGTGTTGGTAATACTATAACAAGTATTATTGATTATTTAAATATTGTAACAGATGTCGATTTCGGAACTGTCACATCTCCGGTTAATGTCACGCTTGATGAAGGCTTGATTGTAAGTTGAGGATGAATTTAAATGTTCAATGTAAGTAATGGATCTACAATTCTAACAATCAATAGTGATGACCAAAGTCAAATATTTTTGCCATTACCGATTACTACAGAGAATAGCACAAATAGTATAAGTCAGTTTATAGCAGAAAATGTAGGACCTAATACACAGGTATACATCGATATGGATAATACCATAGCAGATTTTAATAAAGGATTAGCAGCTTTATTTGCACTTAGCAATGCTAGAGATATACAGACATTAGACAGTGTAAAAATTACTGCAATTCAAAATGCAATGCCAGGATTTTTTTCAAATTTAGAAAAACTCCCCCAAGCAGATAGATTAGTATCTTTATTAACTAGTTACAAAATACTAACAACTGATACTGGTTTGTTAAACGGAAATGGAGAAAAACAGGATTGGGCTAGTGCAAATTTCCAGCCTACAGGTCCAGTTTTATTTGCAGAGAATTTTGATAAAGGACCGTATGCACAGACAGATAGTGTGCTGATAGACGATAGTCCTACATATGTAAAACAATTCAGAGACCAAGGCGGATCAGCATTTAGATATATTTGGTCAGAAATAGTAGATGGCAGTTTACCACCCGGATTAACATTAGTAGATAACACTATTGTCGGTGCACCAGTAAGTCAAAATACAACTACAACTAGTACATTTACAGTTAGAGTACACGACAATGAAGGCTATTATGATAGAGAGCTTGCTATAAAAGTTATTGCTGATCCTACATATACCGTATGGACAAAAGAGTCACCTTACAATTTAGGCAGGTTTTTAGAAAGAACAACAGTTACAATTGATTTACCTATTGATCTTACTGCTAATGCAACTACTAGTGTAATTGCAGGAGACTTGCCTTCTGGTTTGAGATTAGAAAATAATCAAATCAAAGGGTCTGCGTTTGAAGTAAAAAGGCTTACTACTTTTTCTTTTGTTATAAGAGCAACTTTTAATGGCACAATTAGCGATCGTACCTTTGAAATTACTATTGAAGGCGAAGATGCTCCTGAATGGCTAACACCCGAAGGCGATTTAAATATAGGTTCTACATTTACAGAAAGTTTTTGGTTTGATCAAACAAACTCAAACTTTGGTATATATTCTACAATATCAACTGTAAATTACAAAGTAACAGTAGCACCTGGTACTAATCAGTATGGTACAGGTAACAAATATTACATAGAAGGCTTCGATGGCCCTAGTCCTACTTTAGAATTAAGAGAAGGAAATACTTATAGATTTGATGTATCGGACATATCTGTTGCGACTCACGGTTTGAGATTCTCAACTACTCCAAACGGTATTTGGGACAGCGGGCAAGAATATACTGAAGGCGTTACTGTGTTTGGAGTTGCAGGAGCGGAACTAGCCTATGTAGAAATAACTATTCCAGTAGGTGCACCTACTTTATATTACTATTGTATAAATCATTCTGGTATGGGAGGTCAAGCAAATACTCCTGTTAGCTATTCCTCTTACACTAAACAAACAGTTTTATATAATGAAGGTGTTCCTAGTAATACCACTGGTGATAACGGAGAATATTTATTTGATACAGTAAACAATGTATTTTATTTTAAGTATGATGGATTGTGGAAATTACTTAACCAGGATAGTCTAAGAGGTGTTTACGGTAATGACACAATATTAGAAGTTAGCGCAACAAGACCAAATCCTTTAAATGTAGATTTTTGGTTTAACATCAATCCTGATAACAACGGCTTAGATTTAAGATTAACTAGATTCAATGCAAACACAGAAGTATGGGTGCCAAAAAAATATAGTTTAACAAAAACAGCACCAATTGACCCTGAAGACAAAGATGTATGGATTCAGTATTTTGACAATGATACAAGATTAGTATTTAGGTTTTGGGACAGAGACGAATTACAATGGGACGACTTACCTTACACTGCAAGTCCTGTTCCCCCAGAAAGAGCAAGCAATGCATTCTTCGTTTTAGATAACAGTAGAGTAGATTTTGATCTAGAAGTTATTGATCCAGATTTAACAGCTGGAGAAACTTTAACATTTTATATTGCAGAGGGCGACGGAGAATTGCCTCCTGGATTGACTTTGTCAAAAGAAGGTAACATTAAAGGTATAGTAGATCCTATTTTAGCATTAGATTCAGACAATTATGATCCTTATGGGGATAGTACTAGACAACAACAAGGTGTTACTGATACTGAAGGTTTTGATAGTGATCCGTATGATGCACAGTTTTATGGATTCGGATTGCCTAGTAGAAATCCAAGAAAATTAAATAGAGAATATGAATTCTTTGTTACTGTAGCAGATGATGTAAGTGATAACAGAAGGCGTTTTGCTATTTACGTTGTAAGTGACGATTTCCTAAGAGCAGATAACACTATAATGAGATCTGCTACAGGGTTGTTTACAGCAGATGTAACATATCTAAGAAAACCTATTTGGTTAACTAGAGGTAACTTAGGTAGTATCAGAGCAGATAATTATCAAACAATTTTTATTGATGTATACGATCCAAACTATTTGTTAGGCAATGTAAAATATAACATTCGTGAATACAACGATGACGGGTCGAGAAGTATAATTCCAAATGGATTGGATTTTGATACTGATACTGGAGAACTAGCAGGAATAATTCCTTATCAGCCTGCGGTAGAAGTAGATTACAAATTTACAATTGAGGCAACAAGAAGTGAAGCTGATCAAGAAGTATTTGAAATAAACACAAATATTTTTGAAGACACACTTGCAGGTATGACTACAGTAAAAGTTAACAAAATTTCTAGAAGTTTAGATGATGGAGTTGATGATGTAGAAGCACTTAAAAAGACACAAGTTACGATTGAAAATAATGATTACCTTATTGAACAAATAAATGAAGATAATCTTTTATACGATACTTTACAATTAGGTTTTCCATTACTACCGAGTCCTTTTCTAAAGCCACTAACATTAAGCACTAATATAACTATTGGCGATAGTATTGCTTTATTTTACAGAAATAATTTAACTGAAACAGAAATAGCACAATGGGTATCAAGAAACATAAATTATGGCACCACAGCTAATTTTGTTAAAGAAATTAATTTTGTAAATAATTATAGATTCGTAGGCGAAAGTAATCAAAGTTTAGGAATTAATTTTACAGGAACAGGAATATCAATTATTCCTGGTGAGCCAATTCAAACATCTGTAAAACGTGCTTTAAGTAAAGTTGCAAATATAGATGAAGATTTAATTATTGTTGACGCTACTGACTTAACAAGCATAGTTGTGAACATTCCACAAACAGCCCTAACGAACAATAGAAACTTGCTTGAAAGTGTATTTGAAACTGAAGACAGTTCTCCAGTTTATAGTGTTGTAGACGAAGATACTGTTAAAGCATTATTTACAAATAGTTGGACCGTGAATGTAGCAAAAGATACGCAATTTGCATTAGGTGCTATTAAAGATAAAAGTATTACCAAAAGAATTTTAGAAACACAAAGTGAATTTACTAGTACTAGTAAAACATTTACCCTAAAAGTTTTAGGTAATGTTGATAGTACAATTAGATGGATTACTCCAGAAACATTACCTTCCTTAGGCGCTAATAGAATAAGTTATTTAAATGTTCAAGCTGAAACAACTTTAGAAGGTGCTAATCTAAGATATGATTTAATATCAGGAAAATTACCTGTTGGTTTACAATTAAAGCGTAATGGCGAAATAACTGGAACAGTTAAGCAATTCGGTACTACTGCTGATCCCGGACTAACAACTATAGATGATAGAACTACTACATTTGACGGTACTAGCACTACATTTGATAGAAAATTTACATTCAAAGTTTTAGCAAGAGATAGATTTGGTTATAGTGCATTATCAAGAACATTTAGTATTACCATTATTGATCTTGATACAAAATTATACAGCAATGTTTATATGCAACCATTTTTAAATACTGCACAAAGAAATTTATATAATGAATTTATTAATGATTATACAATTTTTGATGCAAGTTTAATTTATCGCCCATATGACACTAATTTTGGATTACAAAAAGATTTACGTACACTTGCTTATGCAGGAATTGAACAAAAAAATATTGAAAGTTTTGCTGCTGCGGTTACATTAAATCATACTAAGAAAAAGTTTACATTTGGTAGTTTAAAAACTGCTGTTGCTAAACAACCCGGAACAAATGATATTGTATATGAAGTTGTATATGTAGATGTGATTGACCCTGGCGAACCAGAAACCGGTGAAACACAAGACCGAGCATCTATACGCACAGGTACAGATTTAAAAATTAACCAAGTAAAAAAAGAAGCAAGAGATGACGATAGTGCAAAAGCACAAGGTCAAGGATTTTTTAGTATCAGCACTAGAAACGGGGTAATTATAAAAGTTAGAGACGAAGCAGGCCTACTAATTAAAACAAGAGCAGGTGATTTAACATTACCTACAAACGGGGGTATTGCAATTATTGGTAGAAATGGTACAGTATCAGTACAGACAACCAGTTTATCAAATGATGCAAGTGGCGATCCGTATCGCTTTAGACCAAACGGTGATGTAGTCACTGTTGATCAAACAAGTGTAATCACAAGTCAGTCAAAAGATAGATTTAGATATCTTAGCAATATTGGAACAATGCGTAAACGTATTGCTGCCATTGGTGCTAATGAAAGAGAATTTTTACCATTATGGATGCGTACTGCACAAGATGGAAGTTTATCAGAAATTGATTATGTAACAGCATTACCATTATGCTACACTAAGCCAGGTGGAGCACAAACAATTAAAGAAAATATAGAAAACGCTAAGTTTGACTTTAAGCAAATAAATTATGAAATTGATAGATATATTGTTGATAAAACAGAAAATAATAATCAAGAAACATTTATTTTATTTCCACGTCATTCTTTTAACAGTGGTTAGTAATTAATCATAAATATATAGAGGAAAAGAATTTATGGCAAGTAATATTATATCGCAAACAATAGACGACACGTATCCAATTGCAGGGGTTGATAACGACACCCAAGGATTTCGTGACAACTTTAACATTATAAAAACTGGATTAGCAACTGCTAATAGTGAAATCACAACTTTGCAGGATAATACTGCCAAAACTAATGTTACAACAACATTTAATAATAACACAATTTCAAATGTAAATTTATTAAGTAGTCAAAAAGAGAGTGTCGAATCAAATGTTTTGGGTGATACTTCAATAACATTAAGTTTTCAATCAGGACACTACTTTAGACTTGTAAATATTAACAACACTATTACTGTAACTTTTGATGATTGGCCAGAAACAAGCAATTTTGCCGAAATGGTTGTACACTTTTCGGGTAACGGTAGTGGTACACAAGCTGTAACCTTTGCAAGCCCAGGAGCAGCTAACATTTATACAGATAACAACGGTGCGTGGACAAATAGGGCAATTAATGTTCCTGCTACTGCCGATCAAAGTATTTCAGTACGTGCGTGGACATACAACAATGGTGTTGATGTGTATATGGAATACCAAGGCCAATTTGTAACAACAACATAATGCATCCATTAATTGATGACTTAAATAATTTTACGGACACACAACTTCAAGAAAAAGTTGTAACTTTACAAAAAAGGTATTTTACAACAATGAATGTTGAAGTTCAATCGCAAATTAGTTTGTTAATAGACACATTCCAAATGGAAATTGAAACTAGAAACAGAAACAAAAAAAGGGATCAAAGTCCGGATAATGATCTTGACAATTTGATAAATGTATCGTAATATACATATATGCTTATGAAAACAGATGAATTAGGTATTCCACGATTCTCTAACCGTGATTTGTTAGATATGATTTATAGTGGCAATGTAGAAAAATGCCACGTGGTTCTATGTGACGAATCAGACGATGTAGACAAGTTTAACAAGGCTATGGAAGAACAGGGTCTTGACAAATTACAAAAGTATATTCCATTAGATGTAGATCAAAAAACTTTTGACGGTGTATGTCAAAGTGAATGGTTTATGCCTGATGAATACAAAACACTTGGATACGAAAGTTGGATAGCATCACGACTTATGGAAAAACTACAAATAGATAAGATTGACACTACGACATTACCAGAATGGAAAAGAGTAGAAGAGGAACTTGAAGCGTTTAGAGAACGCGGTATGGTGGACTTGCTACGCTATATGATCTATCTTGTAGACTTTATGCGTGAAAATGATATTATATGGGGTGTAGGACGTGGATCAAGTGTAGCAAGTTATGTATTATACTTAATTGGCGTACATCGTATTAATAGCATTAATTACAATTTAGACTGGCGTGAATTTTTACGTGACTAAATATATACTATATTAGGAGAACCCTATGGCTATGAAACCAAAGACAAAAAAAGTTTACAGATCAATGCAAGGTAAAATTGTAGATATCGATAAACTTATCAAAAGAAATGAACTTACCCCTGCTGTAGGAAATGCTCGTGTAAATGCCCGTGGTGACGAACTAGGCGCAGGCGGTAAAATTATTCGTAAAAGAGAAGAAGTTGTTAGAGATTATTATGACGGTAGCAGACCAGTTGCCGACGAAATTCCTACTAAATCGACGGAATCTTTAACATCGGCAGAAGCAGCTCAAATAGCTGAATTTGACGACGAACCTGTTCCGCCTAAACCAGTACCAAAGCCGGCGGTAAAACCTGTCCAAAAGAAGGCAGAACCAAAAACTGTTGAAGAAGTAATCGAAGAAGTCTCGGTCGAAGATGATTGGATCGAAGACACTGAAGGAAATTTTGTAAAGAAAGGTAACTAATGAGCTCAGACGGTATGGGTGGTGGATTTAAAATTACACCAAAAGTAAAGGGTAAACTCAGCCCTATAAAAAATAGAGTAATTGTAAGTGATATGCATTTTGGAGAACAAGTTACTACAGGTGGCTTGATACTTACAGGTGATGATGGTACACAACGTGGAATTTATCCACGCTGGTGTCGTGTACACGCAGTTGGTCCTGAAAACAAGGATAATTATTCAGTTGGAGATTGGATCCTTGTAGAACACGGACGTTGGACCCGTGGAATTGATGTCGATGAAGGAACCGGTGAATCAACACTACGTATGGTAGAAGCAGAAAGCATTATGGGTTGGAGCAAAGAACAACCCCAAGGTGCTAGTATTGGAAAAGCATAATATGACTAATCCATTTAAAGATATTGACACGTTTGGAACAGCGTGTGACCAACCAGCAAGTGAAGCAAACTATAAAATGTATCTTGATTTAATTCGAGAAGAAACAGACGAACTGGAAGAAGCTCTTATAGACAACGATAAGGTAGAACAACTAGACGCACTAGTGGATATCCTTGTTGTTACTATGGGTGCTATTCGTGCCGCAGGCTGGGACGCCGAAGGTGCCTGGAAAGAAGTAATGGACACAAACTTTGCTAAGATTGATCCAAACACAGGCAAGGTACGTAAACGTGAAGATGGCAAAGTTCTAAAGCCGGAAGGATGGAAGGCTCCACAACTTGCTAAATTTATAGGAGACTTATAATGGTATCAAGAACCGCAAATATTGCAAGTCGTGCATACGATGAAGGCTTGCGTAAATTTATGATTAATATGTATAATCACACTGCACTAGGATTAGCAGTAAGTGGTTTTATTGCATACCTAACTTTTACAACAGGTATGATTTATAGTATGGGCAGCTTAATGTGGCTGTTTATGTTTGCTCCTTTAGGAATGATATTATATTATAGTTTCGCAGGACGAAACTGGAGCTTACAAGGTATTACACGTTTTTACTACATTTTTACAGCAGTAATGGGTGTAAGTATGAGTACAATTTTTGTGGTGTATACAGCGACGAGTATAACTCAAGTATTTTTTATCACAGCAGCAACATTCGCAGCCGCCAGTCTCTACGGATATACAACAAAACGTGATCTCACCACTATGGGTAGTTTTCTCATTGTAGGCTTGATTGGTATTATTATTGCTAGTATTGTAAATATTTTTCTAGCAAGTTCCGCATTTGCATTTGCAATTAGTATTATCGGTGTGCTTATTTTTGTAGGTATGACAGCTTGGGATACGCAGACAGCAAAGAACTTGTATATTTCGGCACCTAATATGGATGTAGCTGAAAAATATGGTGTGCAAATGGCACTTAGTTTATACTTAGATTTTGTAAATCTATTTCAATTCCTATTAATGTTATTAGGAAATAGAGAATAATTTACTTGACTCCTATTAGTTATTACGCTATAATGTAAGAAACTAGTAGGAGTATTTTTATGATTCACGGAATGATTGATCTTGAAACACTTGATGTTACCCCAAGTGCAAGTGTATTAACAGTTGGCGGAGTTAAGTTCGATCCTTACGGCGATTCAGAACCACATAGTGAGTTTTATTACAAGTTGGATTTAGATACACAAGACCGCAGTGTAAATGACGATACAATTGCTTGGTGGGCAACTCAAGATAAAAAAGTACAAGACGAAGCATTTGGCACAGAAGGCAGAGAACACGTTGATGTGTTTTTAGATAGTTTGCCTAAATGGATGGTAGGTGTTGATGTGTTATGGGGACACGGCTATGGTTTTGATATTACTATACTTGAAGATATGTTAAGGCAGCGTGGAAAAAACATTCCGTGGCAGTTTTGGCAAGTACGTGATAGCAGAACATTATTTGCTATGGCAAAAGTAGATCCACGTAAAGCAATGCAAAGTGATTTGCATAATGCACTAGCAGATGCATACTTCCAGGCAAAAGGTGTCCAAATGGTTTACAAGGAGTTAGGTCTTTGCGCATAGAAGGATTGACTGAAGAACAGTGTCGCATATTAGATAAAATGTGGGTGGCTGACACAGTAGAAGAATTATATGATTTTTTCAAATCATTATCTGAAGAAGAATACAATATGGCGATTGTATTACAAGAACTATTAATACAAGAAATAAGCGAAGAAGAATCTAAAAATTTAAAACTAGCACAAAATATGCTAAACAACATAGGAGTAAAAATATGACAGATGGTCCATTTAAGAATGCATTCAACGCAGATACCGAAGGAGTTGTCAGACGAGAGATTATTACATATCGTATGAAAGACGGAATGATGGTAAAAGAAGAAGCAAGTCGTGATTATTACAAGTCTGGTGATTACCACGATACGCAAAACAACAAACCACTAGCAGTACAGTGATGCAAGAAAGTCCAATAAACACACTTCAGCAGTTAATGACAATTACTATGGAAGAGTGTGGGGAACTTACACAACGATGCAGTAAGATTATGCGCAAGTATAAAACTTTAGACTTGATCGATGAACAACAACGTGCTAAACTGTTAGAGGAAGCAGGCGATGTATTTTGTATGCTAGAACTTATGAGTGAGCACGGTATATTTGATTGGTATGAAATTTTAAATCGTGCAGATATAAAACGTGATAAATTAAAAAAGTGGAGTACACTAATAAATGCTTAAAACTTGGGACATACACGGAATTAAAAACGATATAGATAGAATTTTCTTAAATGAATCTGATCAAAATCTAACCGGTGATGAAACTTTTAATTGCAAAAAAGATTTATATCGTATAAAATGGTATGTAGAAGAGGCGCTTGCCAAGTGTCATAGTTATGAAGGCGAAACAGAATTTGTTAAAAAACACGAAAGAATTGCAATGATAAAGGCATTAAGCGAAAGATGAAAGAATTATGGGTAGAAAAATATCGTCCAAAAACAGTGGACGGGTATGTATTTAGAGATGACGCACAACGTAATCAAGTAAAGACTTGGATCAAAGACAAAACTATTCCACATTTGCTGTTCAGTGGCAATGCTGGAATTGGTAAAACTACTCTTGCTAAGTTGTTGTTTAATGAGCTAGATGTTAATCCATTAGACATACTTGAGATTAACGCAAGTCGCACAAATAGTGTAGATGATGTGCGTGATAAGATTGTTGCGTTTGTACAGATGATTCCTTTTGGTGACTTTAAGGTTGTACTACTTGATGAGGCTGATTACTTGTCGCCAAACGCACAAGCGGCATTACGTGGTGTGATGGAGGAGTATCATACTACAAGTAGATTTATTTTAACTTGTAACTATCCCAACAGAATTATTCCTGCTATCCACAGTAGATGCCAAGGCTTCCATATTGCTAAGATTGACCAAACAGAGTTTACAGCAAGAGTTGCAGAGATTCTTATCACAGAAGGTGTGACTCCAGACTTGGATACACTTGACACTTATGTAAAAGCAACTTATCCAGACTTGCGTAAGTGTATCAACACAGTACAAATGAACAGTGTAGAAGGTGTGCTTACAAAACCTAACGAAGGTGACAGTGGCGAAGCAGACTGGAAACTGGATATGGTTGAGCTGTTCAAGGCAGGCAAGATTCACGATGCTAGAAAACTGTTGTGTGGTACTGTGAGAGCAGAAGAAATGGAGGAAATATATCGTTGGCTTTATGACAATATTGAACTTTTCGGAACAGACGAACAACAGGATCAAGCAGTGCTAATTATTAAGCAAGGGTTGGTGGATCATACATTAGTTGTAGATCCAGAAATAAACTTAGCAGCAACATTAATTAGATTAGGAGCATTATGACATATGTAGTAAATGATCAGTGTATCAAGTGCAAACATATGGATTGTGTAGAAGTGTGCCCTGTAGATTGTTTCTATGAAGGGGAAAATATGCTTGTGATTAATCCAATTGAATGTATTGATTGCGGTGTATGTGAACCTGAATGTCCTGCAGATGCAATCCTTCCTGACACAGCTCCTGGTATGGACAAGTGGGTCGAATTTAATCAAAAATATGCAGATATGTGGCCGGTTATTACTGAAATGCGTTCTGAAGATGTACCCGAAGATGCAGACGAATGGCACGGTGTAGAAAATAAAATGGAGCATTTTTCTGAAGCTCCAGGAAAGGGAGATTAATGTTAAGCAAAAAATGTAAATTACACTTAGACTCAGTAGGCGAAACAGGCTTACAACATATGGGTAAAGCATTGATGGTGGCACTAAAACTACAGTTACTTGTACCTGTGGTTATTATACATAGTGTAGCACCAAGATATTTTACAAAAACAGCAACCAATGTAATGCGGAGTATTTTAGATGACAGAAAACAAAAAACTAATAAATGATTTAGTTAGAATAAATGTACTGGAAGAAGAAATAGAGTATTACAAAAGTTTATTGCAGCCTCACGATACAGGACATATTCATACTACAATTGGATTCCTAAGTCAAAGACTATCAAATTTAAAAGGAGAATTAGCAGAATGGCCGTTCGCTTAGTAAGCTATAGTAAAGCAACAAAAGATTTTGAAGCAGAAGGATTAACAGACCTTCAAGAATTAATTGCGTTTTGTGCTAAGGTATCAAACCCTGCTGCGCAAATCAATTCAGAAACAAGCGAACGCTTGATTAAGTACTTGATTAAACATCAACATTGGTCTCCTTTGGAAATGGTCAATGCTGTGATTGAAATTGAAACTACTAGAGATATTGCACATCAAATTGTAAGACATAGGAGTTTTGCTTTTCAAGAATTTAGTCAGCGTTATGCTAATCCTGAAGAAATGGGCGAAGTATTTGTTACTAGCGAAGCACGTTTACAAGACAATAAAAATAGACAAAACAGCATTGATTTGGACTTATCAGAAGATGGTATGGCCGAACTAGTAGTAAAGTGGGAAGAAATGCAACAAGATGTATGTTTTGCTGCTGGTCGTGCATATGAATGGGCAATTAACAACGGTATTGCAAAAGAAGTAGCAAGAAAAGTATTGCCAGAAGGATTGACTAAAACAAGATTGTATATGAACGGTACTATTCGTAGTTGGGTGCATTACATTGAACTACGTAGTGCAAACGGTACACAAAAAGAGCATATGGAAATTGCAAAAGCTTGTGCAGAAGTAATAGCTGAAATTTTTCCATTAGCAAAAGATATTGATGCCGCCGACCATTGAAACAGAAATTTACTTTATTGAACGTTTTGCCTATTTTCCTGTTCGTAGTACTTTCAGCAAAAAACGTATATGGTTAAAAAAGTTTTGGCAAGGTGAGATATTTTACGATGCAATGGGCAGGCCGCCAATAAAAGGTAAATCCTGGAAACTCTTGTACACAGAAAATGAATATCTAATGTATTTGATACGTAAAGAAAAACCTGATGTGCAAGGTGAATGGATCCCAAAATATCCTAGTTTGTTGCCATAAACGAAATGGTAAAAAGCCTTTATAAAGATTGTTGGCAAAGACGGTTTGCTTTGTTACCAAAGTGTACAAATAATGGCGATGTACTTTGGTTAGTACATTACTATGAATACATACAATATTACGACTGGCCTCCGCGAAAAGTTATGAATAAAACAATTTACACGGAGGCTAATGGTATTGTTGCTATGCTAAAAACATAGCAACTTTTTTACACTAAATCGCCGTAAATTTCTAATACTTCTTTTACAACTTCGTGTCTTTCAATATCTCCTTGTTTGAAATTACACACATCAATGTGTTTGGTGTCTTTACGTTGTATTTGCGTAACAAAATCAATAAGCCCATTATCTTTTATTCTGTCCGCTTGTGCTAAGTCACCTGTGACGACCATTTTACTTTCGCTACCAATTCTAGTAAGTAGCATTTTCATTTGATTCGGAGTAGCATTTTGCATTTCGTCAGCAATGATATATGCGTTTTTAAATGTTCGTCCACGCATATATGCAAGAGGTGATATTTCTATTACACCTTCTTTTATCATACCTTCAATTTCGCCAGCATAGAAATACTCTCTAAATACATCAAAAATAGGTCTTGTCCACGGCGCCATTTTTTCTTCCAGTGTACCTGGTAAGAATCCAAGATCCTCGTCAGCACTTACTGCCGGTCTTGTCACAATAATTTTATCCACATCATTTTGTATAAAACTTTTTACAGCAGATTGACAGGCTAATAGTGTTTTACCTGTACCTGCAGGACCAATACCAAATACAATGCTTTTAGCATCATTCATTAATGATAACACATATTTTTCTTGATTTCTGTTACGGGGGATAATGTCAATAGTTTTTGACTTTTTTGGAAGAAAGTTGTTAAATTTTACAACGTTGTTGCTTGCTTGCCTTTTGGCTTTAGCTTTTGCACCCATTAAATGTCTCCTTTTTATGGAAGCAGATGAGACCACGCAGGTCCCCCTGCAATGTATTTACATCAAAGGGTAAATCATTAAGTACGTGTTGAATTCTGTAGAGGTTAGATTAGTATCGTGATAAATATACTAAAGCGAGGACTACTATGGCTATCTTAGATACTTTAGACGTAATAAAAAATTTACAAACTATTCACGACGACGATAAGGCTTTTACAGTCTTAAAGGATTTTGAAAGAGTAATTGATAGCTTAGGGCTTTATGTATTTGATAATTGGAGCGAGGGCGAATTAGCAGCAGGTCCTAGAATTGAAAGACATTGGGTATCTTGTTCATTTATGTGGCCACGTAAAAATATGCCAGATCCTGCTGGCGGTAAAATTTTATTAGATTATGGTTGCAAGTTATCGTACGAAAAAAGTGAAATAATTAAAGCTAGACAAATCCGCAAACCAAGCGATATTCGTCCAGGTACAAAAAAAGGTAAACTAGATAAATTGCCTGTTTGGATAGTAGAAATTAAAATGCCCAAAAGTTTAATATTAGACATTTATAGCGGCGATAGAGATCTTTACAACAACAAAGAAGAAAAAGAAGAACAAACAATAGCGCCAACTGAAACTGCACCACAGGCAGATCCGGGAGTAGTATAATGGGTTTAAAAAATGGCGACTTACGTGATCTAGTAAATCCGGTTTTTGAAATAGATAATTTTAAAAGTAAAATGGGCGACGACGAAGATATTTGTGTCATAAGTTTTAGTGTCAAAGAAGCTAATGCTGCAAATGATTTAGTTGAATTTATTGAAAAATCTTATGATTTTGTTTTAGATGCAGATTCAACTGCCAGCGAACTTGATAACGGTATACACAAAGTATTTGTAGAAATTGAAAGAAATAACAGTGTTAATGACAATATTGTTGAAATGATATACGGTGTAGGCGAATTGACTGCAAACGAATCTTTCAAGTTTAGATACTATAAAAACTTTCGTAGTTACGATGCGAATATTGGAAATTTACAAGAAATGGTACCAATTGATGCAAGGACATATAGTTTAACAGTTGTAGAAAACGCAGAAACATTTTTTTCAAATCTACCAGGAAAAGTAGATTTCATTGGAGAAAATGTAATTGTAAAAAAAGTTTATGCTGATGCATTACAATTTGCTATTAAAGATTTTGATAAAACAGAACATATTAAAATAGAAGAAAAAATTAACATAGATGCATATCCTGAAATATTATTTTTAACTAAATACCTTGGAGACTACAACGTTACTAAATATGGTGACAAGACGTTAACACTGGAAAATAATGGACATACACTCGTGGTCGAAAGACTATAACGGAACATATTGTAAAAACTGTGGATACCCAGGACACTGTGGTATACCGAATTATGCTTCACCAACAATAATAAAAATATGTGAATGTTGCAGATGTGAAGCCTGTGCCCCGGAAAAAAAGGAATAACTATGGCTAAAGAAGATTTTGATTTTGATTTTGAACCGTGGATGGCAGAAGAACTTATCCACAGAAGTGATTGGAAAGATTGGTATGAAGCAATGTGCGAAATACTTCCATTGTGGGATATTAACACCATTCCAAGAGTAGCAGCATTTATTGCACAATGCGGACACGAAAGTGGCGGTTTTAGAGTAGTAAGTGAAAACTTAAATTACAGTGCAAAAGCACTTAATGTAATCTTTCCAAAATATTTTAAACGAGCAGGAAGAGATGCAAATGAATATCATAGACAACCTGAAAAAATTGCAAACGTTATTTACGCAAATAGAATGGACAACGGCGATACCAATTCCGGCGATGGCTGGAGATTTAGGGGCGGTGGCCTTATTCAACTTACAGGCAGATACAATTATACGGAATTCGCAGAAGATGTAGAAATGAGTGTAGAGGAAGCAGTAGATTATGTGCGGACCAAAAAAGGTGCGCTAGATAGTGCTTGCTGGTTCTGGGATGAAAACAACATCAACAAACATTGTGATAATATGGACATACTCAAAATGACCAAACGCATCAACGGTGGTACAATCGGACTAGATGATCGTAAGAAGCATTGGGCACACGCATTAGATGTGCTAGGCGGCGATATGGAAATGGAAGTAGAAGAAGAAAAAGAGTTAAATACCAATCAAACTATTCGTCAAGGTTCACGTGGTCCGTTAGTAGCAGAAGTACAAGAAATATTGAACATTTCGCCTGCTGATGGTATCTTTGGTCCAGGAACTGCTAGACTTGTTAAAGAATGGCAAAGTGCAAACGGCCTAGTAGCAGATGGTATTGTAGGACCAAACACGCTGGGAAAGTTATTAGGGTAGGTGGTTTAGGTATGGGCTTGAAACTTGCAGGAGTAATGTTTTTAATAATGTGCGCTATGGGCGGCATTGGTTATTGGTACTATAATGATACACAAGAACGTATTGCAATACTCAACGAAAACAATGCTAAACTAGAAATAGCAGTTGAAACAAATGAAGCAGCATTGGAAAGTCTACAAACAAGTTATGCTAGTGCCCAAGCAGAAAATACTAGATTAAACGAAGCGTACACAAGTATACGCAGACAGAATCAAAGACTTGCTGACAAACTTCAAGAAATAGATTTGACAGCAGCAGCAATAGCAAATGCTGAAGGTATTGAACGTGCTGTTAATAGAGGCACTACAAATGCAGGTAGATGTTTTGAACTTCTATCAGGCGCAGATCTAACAGAGAAAGAAAGGAACGCAGAAAATGACATCGCTTTTAACAAAGAGTGTCCTTGGCTTTACGATACTTATAAGTCTCGCGGCTTGCTCAAGCAAACCACAGCAGATTGAAATAAGCACATCGCCAGTTGAAAAACCTACACTATCTCTGCCTCCTGTTGACGAACTTAATATGCGCAAGTTAGAATGGATTGTTATCAATGAAGGCAATGTTGATGCTGTAATAGCTAGGCTTGCAGCAAGTGGAAAACCGTTTGCTATATACGGTCTAACTGGTGACGGCTACGGCGACCTAGGACTCAACTTCAGCGACATACGTGCGCTTGTACAACAGCAACAAGCAATTATAGCAGCCTACGAAGGCTATTATACAAAAGCAGAGGAAGCATTAGATCAAGCAGTTATTGTGGACGAGTAGTTTCTTAACCGTACTCGCAGGGTGTAATGTAACTCCAAATGTAGATCCAGTAGTTTCAGCACAAACTTATATAGGACTTAAAGAAAGACAAAACCGCAACGAGCTCGAAGCTTTTGTAGGAGTAGATCCTGTGCGTACAGAATGGTGTGCGGCGTTTGTAAATGCTGTGTTGGAAATTGAAAACATACCAGGATCTGAAAGTGTAAGTGATGTTCCGCTTATGGCACGTAGTTTTTTGACTTGGGGAGAAGCAGTTGATCCTGAACTTATACAACGTGGAGATATTGTAGTATTTCCAAGAGGCAATAGCGGTTGGCAAGGTCACGTTGGATTTTTTGTTGAAGAGCAAAATGGACTTTGGGTGATACTTGGAGGGAATCAAAGAAATGAAGTGCGGTATGACCTTTTCAA